ATTCACGACCACGGCATCCCGCGTCCACGCCAAGTCGCCCTCTGCGACGTCGCGCGGCGGCGTGGTGTCGGTGTCGACCTCGCCCGCCAGGCGCCAGGAGAGCGCAGCGAGGTGGATGGACAGGCGGGCGACGAGGGTCGCGAGGAGGAGGCGGGGGGATAGGGAGGGGAGGAGGGGCATGGGGCTACTCGGCGGCGGTGAAGAGGGACGCCTGCATGACGTGGCCGTGGTCGCGGACGAGGCGCGCGCGCCATTCGTCGAGCCAGCCGGAGATGAGGTCCACGTAGACCGCGGGGAGCTTGTGGAACGCCTTGCGCCCGCACTTCACATCTTCTCGGAGGTCGGAGTGCGCGAGCGATGTGAGGCTCTTGCACTTGGCCTTCCGGCGGTCCTCGCTGTCAGGCTCCAAGGCCAGCGCCTCCCACCGTGCGAGCTTGCGGATGTGGTTCTTGATCCACTGCGCAGCGAGGTCGCCAATCGGGCGCTTCGGGTCGGCCGACACAAGGTAGCGTGCCAGCGTCGCGCGGGAGGACTCGCTCGCCGCCAGCGTCGCGGCCGACGCGACCGCCGTGCCCATCGCCTCCTCGTCGTAGGCCAGCACGGCGGGCGCGGGCAGTTCGGCCAGCATCGGCCGCAGTTCGGCGGCGACGGCCACCGCGAGCGCCTTCATGTCGAAGGGAGGCGGCGCGATCTTCACCTTGTCGTCGGCGCGCGGTTCGATGGCGGCCAGGACGACGTCGAGCATGAACACTCGGAACGACGTGCTCAGGTAGCCGGCGTATTCGAGCGCCAGCTTTCGGCCGAGCCACGTGCCGCCGCCGATGTCTGGGCGACCGCGATTCGTGCGGATTTCGCAATTGCCATCCTGGATGGCAATTGGATTGCCGAGCATTTCCGCGATCAGTTCCTGCGTGCGGTCGTGGTGCCTCCAGTCATTCGGCTTCTTGTTCGGGTCAGCGCCAGCCGCGCGCCACATGTCCGTCGCGTGGAACCAGTCGCCATCGCGGCGGATGGCCAGGCCGTTGAAGGCGAGAGTCGAGAGAGCTGTGGACATCTATTCCTCCCCTGCCAGCGACAGACGCGCGGGCGGCTTCATGGGTTTGGGCATCCCATCGTCAACTTCGTAGTTCGCGACGGGCGCGGGCGTTGCGGGGCGTATGGGCACCGGAATGCCTTCGTGCACGAGGATGCGTTCGACGGCCGCGCGCTGGCCTTCGCTGGCGCCGCCGCCCATCTGGACGCTCTGCATGACGCCCTGAACGAATCGGCGCAGCGCGCTGATATACTTTCGCTTCTTCGGGTTACGGAAGGTCGACGGCCACGACATGACTTCTTGAAGCCGCGATATGGCTGCGACGCACATCGCAAGGTCTCGTTGCCGCCAGTCGTCGCACGCGTTGCCGGTTCCGCCGATGCGCATCGTTGGGCTGATGCCGTTGCCGCTCCATCGTGTAGCGCCGTTGCGATAGCTGCCTGCGCGCGGCATCTACGCTGCCTCCCTCTTCGCTCGAAGGTCGCGCGCTCGGAGCGGCGGGACGTTGGTCTGCCCGGTCTCGAACGCAGTGAGCGTGGCGCGCTCGAGCTTCAGCGCGGCCAGCTCGCCGATAACGTAGGGCTCGCCCGGCGAACGGCCGTGGACGATGCGCGTGATGATGGACTGCGACAGGTCGGACCGCTTCGCGAGTTCCGCCCCTGTCCAGCCTGTTGCGGCGAGGTAGGCCGCGACGAGGTTCTTCGACATGAGCCAGACGCTAGCGCCATTGGCTTGCCGATGTCAAGCCAATGGCGATCCGCTCGCGTGCCCCTGGCGAAAACGTGCGCGCGATCATGATCTGCATGTCCACCGAGACGCAGTACGCCCGCCGTTTGCGATTGCTGATGAGTCACCTCGACCTGACGTCGGCCGAGTTCGCCGCGCGCGTCGGGCTGTCGGAGGGGTACGTCTCGCGCGTGCTCGCGGGCGAGCGGGGCAAGGGCGGGCTGCCGAAGCTGCACGAGAAGGCAGCGGCGGCGCTGGGCGTGCCCGGACATTACTGGACCGCGAAGGCCGACGTTTCCCCAGCGGATGCGCTACGTTCGCCGGCTGGAGGTGCGGGCATGGGGACCATGATCGGTGAGCAGCGGCCGGCGTCGGCTGTGGACTATCGGGCGCAACTGGCGCAGCTCGCGGCGGACCGCGACGAGCCTGCGGAAGTCGTCAAAGCGCTCCTGCGCACCGAGGCGCCATCGGGCGCCGACGCCGCGTGGTGGTTCGCCCGCTACCTCGACCTTCGGACTGCGGCGACGCACGACTGAGGCAAGCCGAGGCAAGCGCGCCGAAACGCCGCCCCGCTCGCGGGCGGCTTTTCAATGTCCGATGGCTTGCCATTGGCTTGACAGCGGCAACGCGCTGGCGTTAGGGTTCACCTCGTCGCAGCCGCCGTGGGGGTTCCCTCGGCGCGTAACCGGGCGCCGCACTCCGAGGAGCTGCGCCGCGCCTGCGGGCTTCGGCCCCGCTGCGACACCCCACCGCGACGAGGAGGCCCCATGCAGTTCACCGGCTACCAACACCACCAGGCCCGCCAGCTCGCGGCGGCCATCGAGGACGAGCCCGACACCGAGTGCCCCGAGTGCGGCGGCCCGGCGCACTACGTCGCCGACTTCGACGGCGAGTACTTGCACGCGCTGCCGGTCTGCGATTCGAGCTGCCGCCCGTGCTGGCTGTGCGTGTCGACGCCGACGACTGAGGCCGACGACGGCCCCGAGTGCGTCCGCTGCGCCGCCGAGGCGGCTGCCGAAGACGCGCGCCTCGCGATGGCGGTGGCGTCGTGATGTCGCACTGCGCCCGCTGCGACGCGGCGGACTCGCCGATCGCGGCGGCCTATGCGGAGTGCCTCTCGACGCCGGAGCAGCGGCGGGCGCGTGAGGCCGTGGATGCGCTGGCGGTGGCGATGCGCGGATGCGGCGAGGCGCGTGCGGCGCGGCGGCTGTTCGCGCTCGACATCCTGGACGTCGGCGAGCGCGGCGACATCGGCCACCTACTCGGGCAGCTCATCGAGCGCGGCGAGCACGTCGCCCGCGCGACGGCAGCCGTCGAGGCGCTCGCCGACATGGTGAGCGCGTCGTCGGCGATGATGGCCCGCGCGCTCGGGATCGTGAGGGCGGCGGAATGAGCGCACGTGAGTTCGTGATGCTCGTCGGCCCGGTGCGGATGCACTGCGGGCCGCTGGGCTGGCGCGTCGAGTCGAGGTTCGGCGTGCACCGAGGCGAGACGCTGGACGCGATTGTGAGGGAGCTGCGGGCGATGGTGAGCAAACAGGAGGCTGCGGAATGAGCAACGGACACACGACAGCGATGGCAGTGCGCGAGCCGTACGTGGCGGCGCGACCGACGACGACGGCGCTGGCTCCCATCGAGCCGGGCAACATGGCGGAGCTGGTCACATTCGCGGCGGCAGCGGCCAAGTCGCGGCTCTTCGGTGTCGACAGCCCCGAACAGGCGCTGATGATCTCGATGGCCGGGCGTGACCTCGGCTTCTCGTACAGCCAGGCACTGCGGGCCTTCCACGTGGTCAAGGGCAAGCCCACGCTATCAGCCGACGGCATGGTCGCCGCGTGCCTCGCCAGCGGGCACTGCGAGTACTTCCGGGCCGTCGAGGTGACTGAGGAGTCGGCGACGTGGGAGACGAAGCGCAAGGGTAGCCAGCCGCGGCGCTACGCGTTCACCATGGCCGACGCCCGCAAGGCCGGCATCGCCAATGACATGTACGCCAAGCACCCCAAGCGGATGCTCTCGGCGCGCGCCAAGTCGTACCTCGCGCGCGACGAGTACCCGGACGTACTCTTGGGGCTGCTCGAGGAGGACGAGGCGTACGAGATCGCGGCCAGGCGCGAGCCCGCGCAGACGCTCGAAGTGGTCACGCAGGTGACCGACGCCCGCCGCCCGCCGCCGGAGCCGCGTCGCGAGCCAGACTGGGCGGCGCTGGCCAACGAAGCCGAGGGCGCGATCGTGTGCGCCGAGACGGTCGACCAGCTCGACGCGGTGGGCGCCGAGATCAAGCGCCAAGGGTTCACGGGTGAACTCCGCGCGTCGCTCGGCCGGAAGTTCGCCACGCGCAAAGCGGAGTTGGCCAAGGCTGCCGCCGAAGCCGCCGTGCCCGTCGCCGAAGAGACGCGGGAGAACTTCGAGTGAGCGCTCACCGTCTGTCGGGTAGCCGCATCGCGCTCGCGATGGCGTGCGGCTACAGCGCGCGCGCGGACGTGCCGTTGCCCCCGCGCAGCGAGTCGGCAGCGGCGAGCGCGGGCACTCTCGAGCACTCGCACATCGAGGCCACGCTGCGCGATGGCGTGCTCGACGCGCGCAGCCCGACGCACGCGGCGTGGTTGGCGGACTGGTACGCCGCGCACGAGCATGAGCAGTGGGCGCCCGAGATGGCGTTCGCGGTCGACCCGCTCAGCGGGGTCGGCGTGCGGCTCGACTCGGATGGCCACCGCGACTACTCGCGCACGCCACCCGGAGCGATCCCGCTCACGCTCGACGCCGTGCGCGTCGAGGGCGGTGTGGTGCATGTGGTGGACTGGAAGACAGGGATCCAGGCTCACACGTCGCCCGCGTCGCAGAACGCGCAGCTCCACACGGGCGCGCTGGCGGTCGCGTACGCCTACGGCGCGCACGCGGCGCGCGTGTCCATCGTCCGCATCAGCCCCGACGGTGTGCGGGTCGACGAGGCGGAGCTGGACGCCATCGATCTGGCGGACTGGCGCAGCGAGCTCGCGGGCCTCGTGCGCCGGATTCCCGGCGCCGAGCCCGTGCCAGGGCCGCACTGCCGCGCGGGGTTCTGCGCGGCATACGGCACGACCTGTCCTGCGACCACCGAGGCGCTCGACGTGGTGTCGCCTGAGCCCGTGCGCCGGCTGCCTGTTGTCGTGCACCCGGACGAGATTCGGGACGGCGAGCACGCATCGTATCTGTACGACGTCTACCGCGCAGCGAGCGCCAGACTGACGGCGCTGCGCGCGGCGCTGACCATCTACAGCATCGAGCGCGAGCCGATCGTGGTCGGGCCCGGCGTGACGTTCGGTCCGTCCACGGTCCGGCGCGAGACGCTCTCGCTCAAGTCGCGCGCGGCGGTCGATGCCTTGAAGTTGGAGCTTGGCGACGCGTGGGAGCGCGCGGTGAGCGTCGACACGAGCAAAGCAGGCATCAAGCTCGCGGCGCGCGCGGTGAAGGCCGCGACGGGCGAGACGATCGCGGCCATCGAGGCGCGCACGCTCGACGCGCTGCGGGCCGTGGGCGCCATCGAGGTGAAGGTGAGCACGGAGTGCAAGGAGCGAGGCACGCACGCTGCGGGCCTCGCGCTGGCAAGCGAAGAGGAGGCTGCGTAGACATGGCTGAAGGTCTGAATCGCGTGATGCTGCTCGGGAACCTGGGCGCCGACCCGGAGCTTCGCTTCGGACAGGGGCCCGACACGGCGGTGCTTCGCCTGCGACTCGCGACGACGGAGTCGTACTTCGACAAGCGCACGAACGAGCGCAAGGAGCGCACCGACTGGCACTCGGTCGTCGTCTTCGGCAAGCGCGGCGAGGCGCTGTCGAAGCTGCTCGCCAAGGGGTCGTCCATCTTCGTCGAGGGGCGCTTGCAGACGTCCAGCTACGACAAGGAGGGGCAGAAACACTACCGCACGGACATCGTGGCCACGAACGTCATCTTGGCGGGCGGCCGGCGCGAAGGCGGTGGCGGTCAGTCGGACGCGCCGCGAGAGCGTGAGGGGCGCGCGCAGACGGCGGCGCCGACGGGGCAGCGGGCGCCCGTGCAGCCTGCGCAGCCGACGTTTGACGACGCGTTCCAGGACGGAGGCGACGATGACTCGATCCCGTTCTAGGCAGCTCGGCGCCGCCATTAGCACGGCTGGCCCGTTCATCGAGGTTCCGCTGCGCAAGTGCACGTCGTGCAGCGCGACGAAGACGGAGAGCGCCTTCTACAAGAACAAGGGCAAGACAATGTCGTCTTGCAAGGAGTGCGTGAAATCCAAGGTTCGCGCCCACTACGCCGAGAACCGCGAAAGGATCGCGGCGTACGAGCGCGAGCGTGCGCAGCGACCAGAACGAAAGGCGATGGTGATCGAGTACCAGCGCAAGCGTATCGGCACCGCCGAGCGCACCGCGCGCAGCCGCGTCAGCAACGCACTGCGAGATGGCCGCCTTGTGAGGCAGCCGTGCGAGGTCTGCCAGGCCACGGCTCGCGTGCAGGCTCATCACGACGACTACTCGAAGCCTCTCGATGTTCGGTGGCTGTGCTTTACCCACCACCGAGAGCACCACGGGCAGACCGTGACGGCAGCCACACACAAGCGAAGCGAGGCTGCCTGATGCCCGCGCACCCTCACGAGATGCGGGCGCTGCACACGGTCACCTGCGTCGTGTGCGGCACGGTGGCGCCGGCCAAGTCGCCGCTGCGGCAGACCTGCCAGTCCGACGCGTGCGTCGAAGAGGCGCAGCGGCGGCGCAACCGCGCTCGCAAGCTGGCCGCGAAGTTGAAGTGACCCCCGCGCCCCTCCCACGGGGCGCAACGATGACTGCGACCACATAGGAGACCGACATGGCGACCACCAAGACCACCAAGACCACCAAGAAGACCAAGACGAAGCCCGCGACCGAGCGCGCGGTGCTGGTGACCACGGCGCACCGAGGCGTGTTTTTCGGCTACGCGACGAAGACCGACGGGGAGACCATCGAACTGAAGCGCGCCCGCCTGTGCGTGTACTGGTCGGCGGACGTGCGCGGCTTCATGGGCCTCGCGTCGGGCGGCCCGACGAAGAGCTGCAAAATCGGGCGGGCCGCGGACATCGAGCTGCGGAACGTCACCGCCGTGTTGGAGGTGACCGAGGCCGCCGCGAAGGCGTGGGAGGCGTCGCCGTGGGGCTGATCCGCGGAGAGCTGCCGGAGTGGGCGAAGGGCTCCGGCTACGGCTCCGGCTACGGCTCCGGCTCCGGCTACGGCGACGGCGGATACGGCGACGGCGGCTCCGGCTACGGCTACGGCTCCGGCTACGGCTCCGGCTCCGGCTCCGGCTCCGGCTACGGCGACGGCGGATACGGCGACGGCGGCTCCGGCTACGGCTACGGCTACGGCTACGGCTACGGCTACGGCTCCGGCTCCGGCTCCGGCTCCGGCTACGGCGACGGCGGATACGGCGACGGCGGCTCCGGCGACGGCGGCTACGGCTACGGCGATGACATCGTGAAGTGACAGAAGCGCCCCGCGAGGGGCGCACATGCCAGCCGCAGAGCCCGGCGCCCACGCGGCGCCGCTGGGCGCGACTCCCAGGGCGGGCGCCACGGACTGAGACAGACAGGAGGCCACGATGAACTACGACGAAGCCAGACGATCGGACCAGATCGAGCGCGACATCGCGGCGCGCGAGCGGACGAACGAGATCATGAGCCGCACGCTGGCGCAGAAGAAGCGCAAGCTCCCTGGGCCCAAGGCACGCGCGCGTGAGTGGACGCTGCACTACGCGGGGGTCATCGCGAGCGGGCTCGCGGCGGGCAATACCTACGCGCTCGGGGATGAGCGGTTCGTGTTCGACCTGGCGGCGTCGCTCGTCGCCGAAGCGCAGAAGCGAGGGCTGATCTGATGGACCACGACGAAATCACCCGCGAGCGCGATGCCGCGCTGCGCGAGGCGGGCGAGATGCAGGACGAGCGCGACCGGGCCCGCAGCGAGCGCGACCGGGCGCGAGAGGAGCGCGACGAGGCGGTGGGGCAGCGGGACGAGGCGCGGGCGATCCCGTGCGGGCTCGACATGCCGCCGTCTCCGTCCATCGTGGCGCGCGGGCTGAACGAGGCGCGCGCGACCGAGCGCAGCGAGTGGGCGGCCAAGATCGCCACGGTGACCGCCGAGCGCGACCAGTGGCGAGCCGACAGAGGCCATGCGATCATCGAGCGCGACAACACGCTTGGCAAGCTCGCCACTGTCACCGCCGAGCGGGACCTGGCGCTGGGCAAGCTCGAAGCTGTGACCGCCGAGCGCGACGAGGCGCGCATGCAAGAGCGCCGCATCACGCAGTGCGCGCTTTCGCTGGCCAACAACTATGGCGCCGCCATCCACATCGCCAACGGCATCGTGACCGGGTGGGACATGCCGCCGCAGAGGACCGCGCAACTCGCCGCCGTCATCGCCGAGCGCGACGAATGGCGGGACAAGGCGCGCACCATCATCGACGCGCGCGACGCGAACGAGCGGATGATGGCGAGGTTTCGCCGCATCGCCAAGGCGCTCGGGATCGAGGTCGCGTTGAACGACGAGGTTGAGCGGTGCGCCATCGAGAAGATCGAGGCGCTCAAGGTCGTCACCGCCGAACGAAACGCGATGCGTGAAACGTTCAACAAGTTCAACGACATGATGGCCGAGCGTGACGCCGCCCGACGCGCGGCCGAGAACTACCGCGCCGGCGCCACGAAGCGCATCGAGGAGATGGCGATCGAGCGCAGCGGCCTGCGCGCCGAGATCGATGAACTGCGGGCCAAGCTCGACGCCGAGCGCAAGACGGTGCGGCTCACGACCGAGCAGCTCTCGGCGGTCACCGACGAGCGCGACGCCGCCCGCGCGGAGCTGGACGCGTTCGTCGACGCGCACGAGCCCGCCGATGCGGGGCGCGTGGCGGAGCTCGAGGCCATGTGCGCCGTGCTGGCGGCCATCGTCCGCTACGACAGCTCGCGCACCGTCGCCGACGTCATCGCCGAGGCGCGCGAAGCCGTGCAGGCGGTGCGGGCATGACCGACCCCGTCCACCACCCAGCGCACTACACGAGCCACCCCAGCGGCGTGGAGGCGATCGTCATATGCGAGCATCACGGATTTTGCATCGGCAACGCCATCAAATACCTGTGGCGCGCTGGCTTGAAGGGGTCCGCCATCGAGGACCTCGAGAAGGCGCGCTGGTACATCGACCGAGAGCTCGCGCGGCTGCGCGGAGGGGAGAGCAAATGATCGTCGTGAAGCCGCGAGTCGAGGTCGAAGGGCCGATCGACGGAGCCGCCATCCTTCGCAGCATCGAGCGCGTTGCGCGCACTTGCTACAAGAGCGAAGACCTCGCGTGCGACGGGAGCGCAGAGCGACTCGTTGCCAAGCTGCTTTCGCATGACCCGCCACATCTGGCGATGTGCGACCACGTGACGATCCGCGCGAAGTTTGTCGTCGACCGCGGCATCACGCACGAGATCGTGCGGCACCGGATCGGCGTCGCCTACGCGCAGGAATCGACGCGGTATTGCAACTACTCGAAAGGGAAATTCAGCGAGCAGATCACCGTGATCGAGCCGCCCGGCCTGACAGGCGGCGCGCGCGAAGCGTGGCTCACCAGCGTGGCCACCGCGGAGCGCTGCTACCTCGCGATGGTCGCCAACGGCGCGTCACCGCAACTCGCACGCAGCGTGCTCCCTACGTGCACGAAAGCGGAGCTGTACGTCACGGCATCGGTGACCGCGTGGCGGCACATCTTCAAGCTCCGCACGGGCAAGGCGGCGCACCCGCAGATGCGGCAGGTGATGGTGCCGCTGGTCGCGTTTCTCGCCGCGCGATGCCCGATCCTGTTCGACGACATCGACCACAGCGAGATTGTCGACCCCGCCGAAGTTGTCGAGGTGACATCGTGAGCGCGGCTGCGCGAGGAGGCGGGGAGATGAGCGAGCTGACGACGGAGGACGTGGCGATGGCCGCTCTGGAAGCCGCATTTGCGGCGGGCGTCTGCGCCGAGGCCAACGACGGTAACGCGCCGTTCGAGTGGTGCGTGAACGCCGCGCTCAACACCACCAAGAGGGAGCTCGACGAAGCGCTCCGCCCCCTCGCCCGCCGGCTCGTCGCGCTCGTGCGATCCGCGGCGCTGCGGGAGGCGGTTGCGATGGTGGCGGAGAACGCCGCTCACTACGCACGCGAGGAACTGTGCAGCACGCCCGCGGAGCGAGTCCTGTTCAGCAACGCCGCTGCGACCCTGCGTGTCGAGGCTCGCGCACTCCGCAGGATGGCCGACGAGGTGCAGTCGTGAGCGCGGTTGATGGGCCACTGCCCTACGTGATCGACGGACTCCGCGCCGACCTCGCCACCGTCATCGCGCGCGCCGAGCGGGCGGAGGCCGAGGCCGATCGTCTGCGCCACGTCCACGACAACGCATGGGCGATCCTAGGAGCCGCAGATGGCGAATCGCTAGTCGAAGCTTCGATTCGCGTGAGAGCGCACGCCAAGCGGGCGGAGGCCAAGGCGACGTCGCATCGCAAGATTGGCTGGACGCTTCTCGGCGACGGCTACGCCGCGGGCGTCGAGGCGGCGGCGAAGCAGCTTGAGGAAGCCGCGAACGTTCAGGAGAAGGATGCGCTCGATGACCTCCACCGTCAGAACGTCGCCGAGCTGAACGGGGCGAACAGGCCCATGACCTGCACGAACATCAACAGCTACGACGCGGCGCAGATCGAGGCGCTGCGTGAGGCCGCGGGACGCGTGCGCGCGCTCGTGCGGAAGGGGGCGACGTGAAAGCGCTCTCCATTCGGCAGCCGTGGGCCTGGGCGATCATCCACGGCGGCAAGCGCGTCGAGAACCGCGATTGGAAGGGCTGCGCCTACCGCGGCGAGGTCCTGATCCACGCGTCGAAGTGGCCAGCGACGTCGAAGGGCAAGGCTTACGAGTCGTTCGTCGACGAAGCGCTCAGCGCCGTGCGGACTGCGCAGGACACGGGCTGGCCACTACCAAAGCCGGCGTGCTTCGCCCTTCGCGACATGCTCGACTCGCGTGGCGGCATCGTCGGGATCGCGCGCATCGTGGACGTTCTCGAACACGAAGCGCCGTCCTGGATCGTGACCGAGACAGAACGCATCTGGTGGACGGGCGGATTCGCGCTCGTGCTCGACGACGTGCGGCCGCTGCCGCTCATCCCCTGCGTCGGCGCGCTGGGCCTGTTCAACGTGCCACCGCCGGTAGCTGGCGCGGTCCGCGTCGCGCGGAATGGGGCGTGATGGACTCCGCATCCACGCTCCTGCACGCGCACTGTGGCTCGCCTACGGTCGCCGAGTGCAGCGACATCGAGCGCACGGCCTGCTGGCACTGCGGCGGCTCGACGACGCGCGGGCAACTCGTGATGCGGTGGATGGGACGAGACTTCGTCGGTCAGAACCGCATCAAGGCGCCCCACAGCCAGCACGTGTGCGAGGCGTGCATCTGGGTCATGGCCCGCTCGAGCGACGTGCCGCATCGGCCCGCGCAGCCGGGGCAGCAGTGCGGCCCGAACTTCCGCAACTTCTCGCACATGCTCGACGCGCGCGGCTACGTGAACGCGAGCAAGGGTGAGAAGCCGACGATTCGCGACTGGCTGCGCGCGCCGAAGGCGGGCCGATGGTTCGCGGCCATCGCCGAGAGCGGGCAGAAGCACGTGATCCCCTACGCGCCGATCAACATCGGTGCGACGGGCGGCAGGATCCAGTTCGAAGAGCAGGTGGTCGCGCTTCCGCGCGATGACGCCGGATGGCGCATCGTCGACACGTGCACCTCGCTGCTCACGCTCGGCGCGACGAAGGAGAGCGTTGCAAGCGGGCAGTACACGCCGGGCGAGTGGCAGCGATGCGGCGAAGCGATCCGCGCCTTCGAGCGTGACCACGCGGGCGCGCGGCACTCGACGTGGTTCGTGCTCGTCGTGTGGCTCGCGCAGCGAGACGAGGAAGCGGTAGCGGCTCGCATGGCCGCAGAAAAAGAGGCGAAGAGTGGCAAGGCTCGACGAGGCGGCGAAGGATCGGTTTCTGGCGGCGACGGTGCTCGTGCTGCTCGACCTGCGGGCGGCGTACCTCGCAAACGGGGCGAGCGCGCTCAAGCACTGGGACCAGCTACTGGACCGGATGCGAGCCGCGACGCGCACGACGAGCAGCGTGCAGGAGTGGCACACGTCGATGCTGCGGTCGCTCCAACTTGGAGCGCCGGGCAGCTCGGCCTGTGGAGCTCTTGAGGCGCTGGTGCAGGAAGTCGGCGCGTGCCGCGCGGAGTGGCTCGATCTGATCGAGCGCGAGCACGGCTATCTCATCGCGGCAGCGAGGCTGGAGTCTGAGAGGCGGCGCGATGTGCGCGACGCCAAGCGTGACGAGATTCGGCTCGAGGGAGAGTGACATGGAAAAGCGTCGATACGAGTTCATTCTGCAGGCGATTCAGCCCATCGCGCACCACGCCGAGAGCTTCGGCAACAGCGCGATCCACATGCGGCTAAAGATTCGCCAGCCCGACGGATCCTTCGTGAACGTGCCGAGAATCACCGGCGATACGATGCGCCACGGTCTTCGCGAAGCGGCTGCGTACGCGTTCCTCGACGCGGCCGGCATGCTCGACACGCCCGCGCTGACGGAGAGCGCGCTGCGACTGCTGTTCGCTGGCGGCATGATCACGGGGGCCGACGCGGGGTCGGTGAAGATCGACGGATACCGCGAGATGGTGGAGCTGTGCCCGCCGCTCGCGCTGCTCGGCGGATGCGCGCAGAACCGCAGCATCCCAGGCCGCTTGCAGGTCGACGACGCGATTCTCATCTGCGAAGAGACGTCGCACCTGTGGAGCGACTGGACGCGGGCGTTCGTCGCCGAGATGTCGATCGACACGCACCGCGCGCACGTCGAGGAGGTCCAGCGCGTGCGCATGGACCCGTCGCTCGTGCCGCATCACCGCGCGCTGCTCACCGATGGCGGCGACGCGATCGTCAAGCGGCTGGGCAAGAGCGAGAAGGCGAGCGCGAAGAAGGACGCGGTCGAGAAGGACGAGGCCAAGTCGACGATGCTGCCGCGCCGCTACGAAACGATCGTCGCTGGCTCGCTGTTCATGTGGGGCCTCGAGTGCACGTGCATGAGCGAACTCGACGTCGACACGCTCGACGCGATGTGCGCGGCGTTCACGAGCAACATGGTCGTCGGCGGCAAGCGCGCGACCGGCAACGGGCGCATGCGCGCCATCGCGGCGCAGAACATCGCCGTCCTACGTCCGCGCGACGCGGCGCAGACGCTCGACCTCGTCGGGCCCGGCAACCGCCACGGAGAGCGCTTCGCGGCGCACGTACGCGTGCGCGCCGACCGCGTGCGCGCCTGGCTGTCGCAGGTGGAGGCGTGACACCGCTGCATGTCGTGGCGCATCTGCAAGGCGGCATCTGCCTACCCAACGGGCCGATCGCGCTCGACGCGCTGCTGACGTGGGCCGAGGCGATGCGGCGTGAGCTTCCGCCGCCAGCGACCGCGCAGGACTGCCAGGACCTGCCGCTGCCGATCGCGCGCTCGACGTGCGGGCGCTACTGGCTCGCCAGCTTCGGCGCGTACGAGCCTGAGGAGCACGAGGTCGACTGGACGAATCGACGCTTCCCGATCGCGGAAGCGCAGATGCTCGCGGAGCCGAAACTGCGTCGCGTGAACATGAGTGCTGGCGCGTGCAAATCGTACCGCCTGCCGCGCGAGCGCATGCACCTGCGAGGCGATCGGATCGATTGGTGGGCCATCGGCGACGCCGACGGCGTGCGCGAGCTGCTCATGTACGTCGGCTATCTGGGCAAGCGGCGCGGGGTCGGGCTCGGGCGCGTGCGCGAGTGGCGCGTCGGGCCGTGCGAGTCGTGGGGCGAAGGCTTCCCAGTCGTGCGTGACGGCTACCCGACGCGGGCGCTCCCGCTCGACGTGAGCGGCATCGCCGATGATGCCGAGCGCGCGATGCACGCGATCCTGCCGCCGTACTGGGCGCACACGCGACGAGTGGAGGCGTGGGTGCCGTCATGGGTGGCGTAGCTACGATCGTCGGTCCCGAGGTCGCGTCGGCGACGGTGTGCCGCTTCTGCGGCGCGCCGTTCGTCGGCATCTATCGCGCGCAGTACACGTGCGCGCAGGAAGCGTGCGTAGCGGAGCGGGTGCGGGCGTACGAGCGCGAGCGCATGCGCGACCCGTCACGCGTGCTCGCATCTCGTGCCCGCAGCCGCGAGTGGGCGCGCGAGCATCGCGGGTGCCACCGGTCGGAGCCGTGGCTACTCGGGCAGCCTGCGCACGGATCGCATCTGCCCGGCGGCGGCTGCGAGATATTCGTGGCGCCAGCGCCGAAGTGGCCTGTCGAGCACCGCAACGTCCGCGCGCTGCACGGGGCGATCACCGCGCTTCTCGACCACGGGCACGACGAGGGCGAGCCTGGGCGTGGGCGCTGGCCAGAGTGGGCGCTCATCCCGTGGCCACGCGGCACGCTCGGCTGGGGCGTGTACTGGCGCACCGAGGCCGGAGCGGCGCTCGCATGCACGACCCGCGACGGCCGGCTCTACGACCGCGCGTGCGCCTTTCGCTTCGGCCCGCTCGTGCGGGTCAAGGCGCCCGAGATCGCCACGCGGGGGCGTCGGCGCATCGCGATCGATGCAGTCACGCCGGTGTCGATCCAGAGCGCCGACAGGACCATCGAGCGCACGTCGCCAGATGCCACGTCGCTGATCTCGGCGCTGTCGCACGGCTTCGGCCGACGCTGCGGGCTGCTCGAAGATGTGCCGACGAGCGACTTGCGGATCGAGGTCGTGAGCGACGAGACGCGCATCGAGACGGTGAAGCTCGGCGCGTACGCGTCGGCGAAATACGGCCATGTGCGCGGCTGGGTCGGCCGCGTCGTGGTCGAGTGCAACGCGCCAGCGCACTGGCTACTCGAGTGCGCGGCGCGGTGCGTGGGGCTCGGAGGCCGAACCGCGTTTGGTTTCGGTCGAGTGAGGGTGGCGCCGTGCTGATCGAATGCGACCGGCACACGCGCGCCGATCTGGATCACTGGCGCATGCGCGAGCGGCAGGATGCCGTGCACTGCAAGCTCGCGAGCATGGCGCGCAAGATCGACGCGGCGAAGCGAGCGATCGCGACCTTCGACGCTCACCATCGAGGCGCCTACTACGTGGGCGCGTCCTGGGGGAAGGACTCGGTCGTGGTCGCCTCGATCGCGTACGCCGCGGGCGTGCCGGCACCGCTCGTGTACGTGCGGGTCGAGCCGATGGCGAACCCGCACTGCACGCTCGTGCGCGACGCCTTCCTTGCTGCGCACGCGGCCGACTACGACGAAGTGCGCATCGACTGCGAGCGCGACGAGCATGGGCGCTTCCCGAGCGTCGGGCGCCTGGAGTCAGGCTTCGCCATCGCTGCCGAGCGCCACGGCGACGCGTACGTGAGCGGCGTACGCGCCGAGGAGAGCGGAGCGCGCCGGCTGCGGATGGGCGCGCACGGAGTCGAGAGCCTGCGCACGTGCGCACCGATCGGCTGGTGGCGCGGTGAGGACGTCTTCGCCTACCTGCACGCGCACGAGCTGCCCGTGCACCCGGCTTACGCGATGACGATGGGCGGACGGCTCGACCGCAACAGGATCCGCGTGGCCACCATCGGAGGCGAGCGCGGCACCGGGCACGGGCGAGCAGACTGGGAGGCGCGGTACTACCCGCGAGAATCCGCAGCAATCCTGGCGTAACGCAGCGCGGCTGTCGATTTGTTCGCCGAACCCCTTGCGCATCGTAGTTAGAGATATCATTATCTCACTCATGCAGCGCGGTGCTGCACGGCAAGGAGCACGGGACATGGCGACTTTTCAGATCATCTCGGCGCAGGGCGTGGACATGGGCGTGTACGAAGCGGCCGACGCCGCTGGCGCGCTAGACGCGATGGCGCGCGACGCGGGCTACAAGAGCCAGGCGGATGCCGCCGAAGTCGCTGGGCCCTTCGATGGGACCGTGACGGAGATCGCCGCAGAGGACGCGTGACCGACCGCCACCCCGGCGGCCGGCCCGTCACGACGGCGCGTGGCGCCGCCGCTGGCCGCCAGTTCCTCGTCAGGCTCAGCGCCAACGAAGCCGAGGCCATCGAACGCGCAGCCGAGCTGGCAGGGCAGAGCGCGGCCTCGTGGCTGCGCGATGCCGGGCTGCGGGCGGCGAAGCGGCGGCGATCTGTGGCCAGCGAGTGACGGACTCCAGACGCACGAAAGCCCCGACCCCTCGCGAGAGGAGCCGGGGCGGATAGGATGAGCAGATGAGCGAGTGGCCATGCGACTACCTCGACGATATCCGCGAGGCGCTCGGCGCCGAGCATGACGAGATGACCGAGGACGCCGCCAAGCGCGTCGTGCGCGAGCGCGACGAGGCGAGGCGGCAAGCGGACCGCCTCGTGCGCGAGATGGAAGGCGCTCGCAGCGAATCGCGGCAGTGGCGGGAGCACTACGAGAAGTTAGTCTCCGGCCGCGTGCGCATCGAGGTGATCCCGCCGACGGACAGGCATCCCGTGACGCTACTCGTGCGGGACGTGGTGGAGATCGACACCGACGGCGACGCCGGGATCGACCGCTAGTCGCTGCTCGGCGGCGCGGCGTGCTGCACATGGCAAACGGCCTGGAGCTGCGCGATCACGTTCGCCGCTCGGTGCGTCCGCGCCCGCAGGTCGGTCACTGCCAGGTCGATCGCGTCGAGTCGCTGCTCGTGCACGGCGTGGCCCGTCTCGAGGGCCCGCACCCTCGTCGCGTCGTCGCGCGCGTCGGCGATGGCGCGGTGCAGCTCGGCGGACGTGAGCCGGAGCTGCACCACGGCGGCCACGACGAGGCTGATGACCGTGAACGCACCGCCGATCGCGGCGTAGAGCGTCGAGGTCGACACGGTGACGATGTCGCTGGCCTGGGTCACCGATGACGCGACCGCCACGCGTGGATCTCGCTCCGAGCTCGGGTGATGCTGATGAGTGACTGCGTGGCGAGCGCGCCGGCAGCGGCGAGCACGACTGCGGCGACGACATCCATGATCACGTGTCTCCTCGGTGCGCGAGCTCGCGCGTGAGAGCGTCGTAGGTCGCGGCGTTCAGGACTCCATCGGCGGCGATGCCGTGCGCCGACTGGAAGCTCGCGACCGCGTGCCCAGTCTCGCCGCCATAGATGCCATCGGCACCCCATCGCGGCAGGGCGTACCCGAGCGCCAAGAGCGCGCGCTGGGCGTCGATGATGGTGCCGACCACCACGGGCGCGGGGGCGGGCGACGGGAGCGTTACGGGGGCGTTGGCGAGCTTCGAGCGCGCGATGAACGCGGCCACGTCTTGCTCGTCGAGCTTGCCGTCGGCGTTGACGTCTTCGACGAACACGTCGCGGTCGACGTCCACGGCGATGCCGCCGACGTGCTCGCCACCGTTGCCCGAGTACTGCCACTCGCAGAACCGCCCCTGCCACTGCGACGGCACGAGCGGATGCTGCGCCGACGTGTAGTGCGCGACCCAGAGCGGGCGGCTGATGAGCGGCGAGTCCTTCGGCCAGTCGGCGACAGCCGACGTGAACCCGATCCCGGTGTAGATGACCCACTGCCGCCGCGTCGCGGGCTCGACGATCGCGAGGTACTGGACCGCCGCAGCGTGCTCGCGCGCGCCGCCGTGGACCTCCCAGTCGAGCATGGGCGGCAGCTCGTCGTCGTCGACCTGGCCCACGACGCCGAGGAACGCGCGAGCCTGCGCGGCCACGTCGCCGCCTGGGTAGATGACGCCGTAGCTGCCGAAGCGCAGTCCGGCCTTGCGCGCGCCGTCGCGGTAGCTGTGGTGACGAGAGTCGGGCGAGGTGCCGTTCGTCGCTCGAGCGACGACGCCGACGACGCGCCGGCCATCGGGCGAGCGCCACGCGGCGACGGCGTTCCAGTCGATCGCGCCTTGCAGCGACGACACGTCGATCATGAGCAGGCCAGCAGGCATCACGGATCCTTTCGGTAGCCAGTCCATGCACGCGGCGCGTGGCTGCGCGCGACGGCGCCGAGCCATTCGCCGATGACCTTGCCGGCGGCCGGGCGCTCTTCGCTCGACACGCTCGGATCGTCGACGTGCCAGGTCATCACGTCGCCCGTGCGGCGGATGTCGATGGCGCACGGGTGCGAGCAGAACGACGCGCGGACGTACGCCTCGTCGTCGATGGGCACCGGCAGCCGCCCGATGATGATGCTCACGCGCTCACCACGTCGAGCCGGATCGGCGACTGCGACGGGTCGGGGTACGTCGTGATCGAGCCGTCGGCGAGCGTCACCCGCACTCGAATCGAGTACCAGCCCGACATGCCGGCGAGCTCGCCCGCTGCCCACGTGTGGGGTCCGCAGCAGCCGCCGCTGTGCTGGCGAGCCCATGGGGAGGCGCACGAGCAGGTTCTGCCCAATGATCGCCGTATCGGCGTCGGTCGGCTGGATGCCATCGTACACGTCGACGAAGCCGCCGTTCGCCTGCGCCAGCACGGTGTCGAGCGCGAGATTGCGGTAGGCCACCGCGAGCTTGCTGTTGGTGGCCATGTCTCACGGCTCCTTGCAGACGATGCCGCCGCAGGCGCGCACCTCGTCGCGGGTTTGGGCGGCCATCCAACAGCGCGCGGGGAACACCGTCAGGCGCTCGGCCGCGACCTGCTCGATCTTCGGCTGGCAAGCCTTGTCGAAGCCTTCGGCGCAGCCGATCGCCACGAGCTTCAAGCACAACTCCGCCGATGACGGCGGCGCCCCGGCATCGCTCGCCGCAGGTCGCGGCGGCTGCGACACGGGGCAGCCCGCGAGCGCCATCGTCGCGGCGGCGTAGGTGAGGAGCATCCCCAGAGCGAGGCCGATGGCAGTGCGTTCGTCGCGGCTCACGATGACCTCCGCACGTCGATGGCGCGCAGGCCCCACGCGGCGTTGATGAACGCCTCGGTGGCCCACGTGCTGCCCTCGGTGGCCCATCCGCGGCCCCACGAGTTGCGCACCAAGAACTGCGTCTGCCCGTCGACGGTGCGATACGCGAGCACGCACTGCGCATGGTCGCCGCCGTGCTTGTCGGCGGGGTCGCACGGCTCGGCGATGAAGCCCGGACCGGCGGCCATGTACGCGCTGTCGACGAAGCACTCGACCACGAGCGGCACACCCGCGGCGAGCAGCCTGCGCGCCTGCGACACGCGGTCGCCCGTCACCTCGTAGGTCGTGACCAGCGTCGTGCGGTCGCACTCCTCGAGCTCGTCGAGCGTCAGTTCGTCGAGCAGGTGCGCCAGGTCGACGTCCGAGTAGCGGCCCGCGAGCGGCGACATCGGGCGGATGCCCCAGCGCGAGATCGCCGACGACACCGCGAGCGCGGAGCACCCGCCATCCGTCAGCGGCTCGTACTGGCCGTCAGGAAACTGTGCGCGGTCGAGCGAGCGCGCGAGCCTGTAGAGCGAGTCGGGCGACGGCACCCACGGCAGCGGCGCGCCACGGGTCGACAGGCGCGCAGCGATGGCCGTCGCATGGGCGTGGCCCTCGCACGAGCCGGACGCGTCCTGGTCCATCACGTCGGGCGCGTGGTCGACGAGCGTCATCGCGGGCGGCGTGCTGCCGCCCATCGCGACGCGGGCGACCAGATGCGACGCAGGCGCGTGGCAGCCGGCCGGGGAGCGGATGGCGCCGAACATCAGGGCACGCTCGCCGCGCGCGAGAGGCCCGCACGCTTCGCGCTGGCAAAGATGTCGACGACGTCGCTCAGGACGAGCCCGCCGCACGCCTCGGCCGCTTGCTCGGGCGAGTTGCCCCCGGCGTAGTGCGCGAGCACGCAGGCGATGGCGTCGCGCGTGGTCTTGTCGATGGCCTTCGAGTGCGCGCTCCACCACGCGCAGGACGAGCACGCGAGCGCGAGCGAGATCATGGCAACGGCCGCGACCCTGCCAGCGAGGATCACGACTTCACCTGCTCGGCGACATCGGCCGCAACGACCTTCGCGGCTTCGACGACGCTGCCCGCCGCGACGGCCTTCGCCGCCACGTCGAGCGCCTCGGTCACCAGCGACGCGGGGCCGCGCTTGTCCGCGGCGTCCTCGTGCGCGATGGCGGCCACGAGCAGCCCGATCAGTGCCGTGCACTGTGGCAGCGCCGTCGCGATCGGCTCGGCCTTCGCGATGACGAGCACGACGTGGGCGATGATGCCCGAGAGGACGAGCCAGAACTTACGAGACGAGAGGAGAGCTTTGAGCATGTGATGTCCTAGAGCGCCCATGTCGGGCGCTTGCCGCGGGAGTACGTGGCGCCCGTCTCGATGAACGCGGATGTCTGCAACGCGCCCACGAGGTTGAGCAGGTCGAGCGAGGTGTACGGGAGCGCCGCGCGGATGGTCGCATCCGTAGCGCGCGAAACGGCGCCGCCGTTCACGCGCACTGCGACCTCCGTCGGCCCGGCGCCCATCGCGACGTAGAGGTCGATCGGGTTGTTCGCGGCCCATGACGTCGTGACCGAAGCGAGGCCGGATACGCCGCCGACGGACGCGGTAAACACGCCGCTCGCCGCCTGCGCGAAGTTGCTGGCGTCGAGGCCGAAGGATGCGCCCGTGATGCCCGCAGTGGACGCGTACAGCGGGCGGTATCGGAGCTCGACCGCGAGCCTGCCTCCGTCCATCAACCATCCCGCTGGCGTCGGGTGACGGAGGCGATCCGCGGCGCGGGTCGCGGCGGCGCCTGCTGTCGTGATCAGCGACGTAGCGAATCCGCCGGCCTCCGCCTGGAAGCCCCAGAAATCCGCCGCGCCTAGGCTTGTCACTGCGTTCGCGGCGGGGATGACGGTCGCGTTGACGCTGCCGGTTGCGACGGAAGTCCCCGCGGTCGACAGTCGCGCCCATGCGCTCGCGGGCCGCGTACGCCGAGGCGCGCCCGCCACCGCGTTCATGTTCGGGCCGAACTGAATGCCCGCGCTGCCGCTGAAATCGGCAGACCAGCACGATTCCACGTATGGAACCGCCGTCGCGGCCTTGTTGTATGTGAAGATCGCGTATCCCGTTTGCGCGGCGTCCGCGTCCGCGACTCTCCCCGCGTTTCCGCCGTCCGGAGCGGTCGCGACGGTCGACACCGTTGCGCCTGCACCGCCGGCCCATGCGGAGACGTTCGACTGCATACAGTCGTTCGTCCGCGCTTCCTCCACGAGCAGACCGACCGGATCCGCAGACGCGAGGCGCCCCGCCCGCGCGACGTTCGCCGCGATGCCGCTGACGACCGTCGAATCTCCAGTCTGCACCGTGGCGACCGTCGACGCATCCGCTCGCGTGAGCACGAGCCCACCGGGGAGCGACGCGAGCGCGCCGGGCGTCAGCGTCGTGAAGTCAACGAGCCAGAGGCGGCCGGTCCGCCTGCTGTCATGGTAGCGGTCAGCCATCGCTCACTCGCACAGGACGCGGTAGGTAGGCGTACCCGAGGCGGCGCAGATGTAGAACAGCGACGTATTGGCGTAGCCGAGCCACACGCGCGAGCCGGGCACGAGGGTCACGAGCGAGTTCGCGCCCGCGTTCGTGACGCCCGATCCGCCGAGGTAGATGATGACGGTGTTCGCCGTGTCGCTCTCGATCCAGAAGCCGCGCACGCACGCGTTGGACGCGAGCGGCGCGGCGGCGTTGGTACATGTGGACTGGACGATGCCGGAGATGGCGGAGATGGGCCGCAGCGCGAGCGAGTTAGGGTCGTTCGCCTGAAAAGTGACCGACTGCGACATGCATCACACCCAGTGCGGGCCCGAGCCCGCGGCTTGAGAGGTCAGGACCTTGCCGGCAGTGCCGGGATGCGCGAGACGCACCCACGCGCTGCCGTTCCAGTACGCGATGTCGCCGATCGCCCCGCCGGTGTTGCCCAGCTGCGCGAGCGGTATCGTCGCCTCGATCGCTTGAACAATGGCGTACATCGCTGAGACGATCCCGTTGCCGGAATCCCATTCGACTGTTTCGCCCAGCGCTGGCAGCCTGAGCCCGTAGTACGGCGTCGACAGCACGCAGATCGCACCGACCGCTGCGCGCGATGCGTCGCCGTCGGGGATGCACGTGATCAGGTAGGTGCCGACGTCGAGCGGGCCGAGCGTCGTCGAGAACGGCCGCGACGGCGCCGACGCGCCGAGCGCTGCAGACGACGTGACGTACTTGCCGACCAGCCACTGAATTGAGCCGAATCCGGCATCGCTCACAAGCGAGAGCGTGACAGTTGCGCCGGCACTGAACTGAGCGTTCGCAGCAACGCCGCCCGGCATGGGCGCATTGCCGTTCACCAGGATCGAAGGGATCGCCTTCGCCATGCGAGTCTCCTACGCAGCCGACAGCGGCTAGCGGCTATTCGAGAAGTGCGCGACGAGCAGCACCGTCACAGGCGCGCCCGCGGCAGCTCCGGCGATGTTGCGCTGCAGCTGCAGCTTGCCCGTCGAGATGTCCACGCGGAGTTGCAGCCAGTCGGCCGCAGCGATGTACGGCGCGCCAACGATGGGGCGAGCGCCCGCTACCGCACTGGCCGTGGTGCCGAGCTTGCCTGTCACGGTGCGCACCGCAACGGCGTCGGTGAGGTCGTTCGTCTCGTAGCTCTGACCCCACTGCAGGTAGAGCGCGGGCACGTTGGCGCCGCCGCTCACGTCGGTGCTCATGGGCGCGCGGCGAGTGCCAGCAACACCGGTGCCGGTGTCCTCTTCGGCGTGGTACTGGATGGCCGTCGCGGTCGAGTCCTGCCCGAGTCCGGCGGTGCCGTAGGGCACGTTCCACGCGCTGAAGAAGGTCCCGTCACGCCAGTCGCGGGTGTCGTCGACATCGACGGTCGCGGTGACGCCGCTCGTGCCGCCCGTCATGGATTTCGTCAGCGTCAGCAGTCGCATCACCATCTCGCCGCCGGCCTTGTGCACGGTCGGGCGGGTGAGCGCGCTCGTGATCTCGGTGTGCGCGGCGTTGAGCGTGGCGACTGACTGCGGGCCGCTGGCGTACGCGCGCCGCGCGTCGATGCCGCCGCCACGCACCCGCCGCCGCAGCTTGCCATCGGTGCCGCCGCTCGCGGCTGGAGTGTAGTCGAGCACGTCGCGCGGGTTGATGCCGGTCGCGCCGTTGATGTTCTTCACGTAGGCCAGCGGGACGTTCCACGTGCTCGACGTGTTCGCCGGCAGCGTGGCGACGTTGGCCGCGCCGCTGGTCACGGCGTCCGCAGGCGACGTCGCGAACGCGAACGTGACCGACGCTCCGGCGGCCGGCTCGCTCGCGTTCGTCCATGCGATCTGCGCGTACAGCAGCTCGATTCGCCACTTGCCCGCCGCGGGCGCCGCCGGCATGGAGACGGTGGTCGCCGCGCTCGAGATAGCCGACAGGATGCGGCGAGGCGTCGACGCGGAGATCGACGATCGCACGACGCGCACGGGCGCGACGAAAACGCGCATGTTCGACGGGTCGCCGGTGACGACCGCGCCCTCACGCAGCGGGATGTACCCAACGTTCACGAGCGTCGACGTGGCCGCTGATGGCGGGTCGAGCTCGTACAGGTCGAACAGCGTCTCGTCGTCGGCGCGCGAGAGCAGCAGCGACAGATCGTCGACGGTGTTCGCCGGCAACACCGAGCCCGTGACGAACGCGGAGATGAGGTTAGCCGTGCCGATGGTCACAGGGCGCTCCGTCCGAGCAGCGAGCTACCCAAGATGAAGGGCGATGCTGCAGCGATGTCGTAGGTGGTCCACGCAGAGAGCATCGCGCCGAGCACGGCGTGAACCTTCGCGCGGCGTGTGGTGTCGGAGGCCGTCGCAGCGCTCACGAGCACGGTGACGTGATGCAACCCGGGCAACGGCGGGTTGCTTGGGTAGTCGGCGAGCGTGATCGGTGTGCCGCCGAAGTTGGACGCTGCGAGCGCGAGCTGTTGCGAGCCCGCTTTCGTCGACAGGTAGAAGCGCACGGTCACGCCGGGATTCGTCACGCCCGAGACAACGATCGATTGGCCCGCAGTCGTCGTGATGAGCGTCGGCGTCGTGTTTTGCTCGACGTTGCCTGACGCGTCTTCGGTCGCGACGTTGACGTAGTGCGCGCCCGCCGCCAGGTTGCCGCCTGCGACAGCAACGCACACAGGCGTCGCGACGAACGACGTCGACCACGATTTCGGATTTTGTACGGCGACGATCACGGTCACCGACTCGCCCGCGAGCGCCGTCGACACGGCGGCTGCGATGGCGTCGCGCTCGGGGAAGCTGTTGCCCTTCAGGATGCCCGAGCACACCGCGGCGCGGACATGCGGCGGGTCTGCGGGGTCGACAGGGGCTTGCAGGGCGCGTTCCCAGTCGTCGAGGCGGTCGCTGGCCAGGTCGGGCAGCGACTGCAGGCCGCCGCGCTCCTGCGCCGACTGCGCGCGAGCGATGGCGAACGCGTCGGCGCGCAGCTCCGCGTTGGCACGCGTGCCCGAGTCGCGAGAGAACGCTGTGCCGATGCCGTCGCGGAGCGATTCGTAGATGGCCTGTGCACGGCTACGCCCGCCGCCCATGCGCAGCGGCATGCGGCCGAAGTGCCCGAGCGCCGTCATCAGAAGACCAGCAGCACGAAAGGTGCGTCCGTCGCGGTGCCCGTCACCGTGGCGAAGGTTTGGATCGTGATGTCCTGCCCGCTTATCGACACGATGCGCGCGGCGACGTTGGCGCCGACGTTGATCGCGCACGCGGACGCGACGACGGGCACCGGGCCCGAGATCGTGACCTTCACGTTCCCGGTGCCGACATAGGTCAGCGTCGGCGACGTGAGCGCGCTCGGGAGCTTGGCGCCGAGCGCCGCAACACCGCCGCTCACGTCGATGCGCAGCACCGCGAACGGCACCACCGCGCCCATCGCAGCGACGTCGTCGCGCATCGCGTTCCAGCTCGTCGCGTCGAGTTCGCGCGTGCGGTCGGCGACGGGCTGGTCATTCACGAGCGACGGCCCGTAGGTGTCGACCGACGGGCGAGAAGTAGGGAGCGTCGCCAAGGTGACCTCGAGTCAGGGGATGGGCTGCAGGATGACGGCGCCGCACGTGAGCACCGACGGCGGCGATCCGAGGTACGACGCGAGCGGGACCGCTGGCGTTTTCGTCGCCACGACCAGTTCGACGTCCTGCGCGTCCGTCGCGGTGTAGATGGCGGCGGTGAGGCGGCCACCGACGTCGGTCGGCCACTCGACTTCGCCCGTGATCGGGTTCGTGTCCGAGGTGCGCGGCCAGCGGCATCGGCGCGCGATGTCGTCCGACGTCAACGGCGTCATCTCGCCCGGGCCGAGCGTCGCGAAGTAGGCGAAGATCGCGGTGGATAGCGGGATCAGCTGGTCACACCACGGCGTGATCGTTGTGAGCGGGACTGCGGTCTCCGTTGGCGCCGGAGACCATCCGCCGACCGTGACCGTCCACGTGCCGGTGCCACTGACCGCCGTGATCGTCGCCTTCGAGAAGCCGACGCTCGGGAACCATACAGCGATCGACTGGCCGACCTTCGGCGAGACGGGCGACCCGCTGCCTGGCACGTTGACGATAAACGACGTCAGGTTCGGCGTCGGGTAGTATGCATAGATGTTGTACCACTGCGTCGAGTCGAGGTAGCTCGTCGACGTCGCGGGCGGCCACGCGCCGAATGGCGATAGCCGCGATGCTTGGTAGCCGAGCGTGAATGGCGTCGGCTGCGCGACGGCGCAACTCACGACGGTGTTCTCGTAGACGTCGGCGGGGATGCCGGCGAGGAACTCGCCCGAAGGCGCACGCGCGCCGAAGCGCAGCGCACCCGAGACCCGCGAGAGCAGCGATGCCGAGGCGACGCGCGTCCCGCTTGCGGCGCTGGTCATCACGACCACGTCGAGCGTGCCGGTGCCGCGCAGTGCGGGGTAAACGAACGCCTGCTCGACGCCGGGGATCGTCTCGGCGAGCGCGATGATGTGCGCGACGTTGCCGGCTGCGGGGCGAGCCCTCAGCGTGCGCAGGATCTCGGTCGCCCAGCGCGCGTTGGTCCATGCGGCATCGCCGCCTGCAAGCGTGATGACCGTGGCCGTCGGCGAGATGCCGGGCGGGGTCGCCACGAACTCGAGCGAGGTGCCGGCGAGCGCGTTGCCTTGCGTGCCCGTGGCGCTCGCGACGAGGAACGCGGCCGCCGTGCCGGGCGAGGCGAACACCGTGGCGCCGACGGTCGAGAACATCGCGCCCGTGGTCGGGTTGCGCAGGACGGTGCCGCTCGGGATGACCGTCGACACGCTCGACGACACCGTGGCCGAGCCGACCGCGGCAGACGCGCCGAGCTTGGCGACGCCAGCGATGCGGGCCCAGCGAATCAGCGCCTTGTCGCTCGCCGCCGTGTCGGGGAGCGCTTCACGCGAGAGGGCATCGCCGTTCGCGTAGATGGGCAGCAGCGTCTGTGCGAGCACCGTGGCGCGCGCCCAGAGGTCGGAGCCCTCAGTGGTGACCGCGCCAGGGATCTCGAGGCGGTAGTCGCGCAGGATTTGATCGCGGATCTCGTCCTGCGTCGGAAGGTAGAAGTCGGCCACGTTTCTCCTGCTAGCGGGCGCCGGTCTTCACGTAGGCCACGGCGTAGGTGGCTCGCGTGGTGCCGGCGGTGGTCGACTGGTCGGCGGTGACAGAGATCGACGACAGCGCGCCGCGTGCGCGCATCGGTTCGAGCGCGCGGGTCACAGCGTCGCGGATGGCGATGACGCTGGTGTCGCTTGTGACGAGCACGCGTGTGGCGCCATTGCCGATCGACAGGTCACCCGCGAACGAGCCGGCGACGGTCGCGATGCGCCAGTAGGCTTCCTCGTCGACGGGGTCGGCGGCGTCGCGCAGGTTGCCGTTGCTCGCGACCTCGTAGTCGCCATTCACGCCGACCACGCGCGCCTTGGCCGCGGTGACCGCGCCGGGCGTCGTGGGCGTGGCGTAGAAGGCGCCACCGAACGGAGCGACGCCGAAGGGGGACACGCCGAATCCGAGTGCGCTCATGGGTTGTGTACTCGTGGGGCCAGCTCACCCAAGCGGGCAGGCGGCGAGCGACGGCAGCGACGGCAGCGCGGGAACGGGCAGCGTCGGCGTCGCGATGCCCGCCAGCGCGGCGAGCAGCGAGGCCAGGTCGGCAGCGCCCGCGAACGGCAGCGGGGGCGCCGTGGGGAGCGCAGGAAGCGCCGGGATGGGGAGCGTGGGCGTCGGCACGCCGGGGATGGCGGCGAGCAGCGCAGCGAGCGGGTACGCGCCCGAGAAGGGCAGCGCGGGGAGTGTCGGCAAAGCGGGCAGCGCCGGGATCGGCAGCGTCGGCGTAGGGACGCCGGGGAGCGCGGCGAGCAGGCCACCGAAACCGCACAGGGAGGGCATCGGCTAGGCGGACTTCACGCGCGTCGAGGCGACGGTGGTCGTCGGCGTAAGGATCTGCGTCCCAGTGATCAGCGTCGCCGCGCCGGACACCGGGTGAACGTGCGCGTTGTACATCGTCTCGAGCCGCGTGATGGCCGTCAGCACCAGCGACGCCAGCGCGACGAAGTCCGACGCGCCGTTGCCCAGCGTGACGCTACCGACGTCCAGCGCGCAGGCCGCGCCGCTCGCGGTCACCTGGTCGGCTTTCACGTTCAGCGAGGCCGCGCCGGTCGCGCTCACCATGCCGATCGACGTCGTCGAGATCGACAGGTACGGCGCGCCCGCGCCTGCGCTCGCAGGGTAGCCCGCGAGCCCAACGAGCTGGTTGGCCAGGTCGAACGAGAGGAACGCGCCGCCGCCGTTCAGTGCGGCGACGTGCTGCCCGAAGTACAGCCGCGAGCCGTAGGCGTTCCACACCGCGAACTCGCCGGGCTTCACGTCCTGCGAGTACTTCGACCACCGCACATCGCGCTGGCCGAGCGCGACGAGCTGGTCGCCCATCTGCACGACCGCGGCCTCACACCCGCTCGACGCGGCCCCCGTGGCGTCCACGGTCGGCGGCATCGGCGGGGCGGCCATGTTCCACGTCCCGACGAAGCAGTCGCCCCAGCTCGTGCGCGAGCTCGCGCCGGTGCCTGTCGCCGTGCACTGCAGTTGCAGCGCCTTGTTGGTCGCGGTGTACCGCTGGCCGAAGATGGTAGCGATCTCGACGGGGTTCACTTGATGCCTTCGCCGAGAACGATCGAGTTCTTCGGCACGAGGTCGAGCGTTGTCTCGGTGCCGGTGCCGAACGCGCACGAGAACGTGCGCCGCACGACGTACATGGACGCGTCCACGCTCGCCGACGGGACGTAGACGTCCGCCATCGTGTCGACGCCGTAGACGGTGCCATCGTCGGCCGCGTGGCGGGCCAGCGAGACGCTCACGACGTCGCTCGTCTGCCTGCGCTTGCCGATCTCGTAGCGCCCGCGCTCGCGTGCCTGCGTTGCGTCGCGCGCGGCGTTGTCGTGCACGGTGATCGGCGCGTAGATGCCCGCCGCCTTCACTTCGTCGTCCGAGACGATCTCGTGAATCTGCGTGCGGTACCAGTCGCCGCCGTGGCTCTTGCCGTATACGTGCACCTCGCTCGGGCGCTGCGACATCGACAGCCGCCGTCGGAAGCTCTGCACGTTGTTGCTCACGCCGCCCGTGGCCGACGCGATGAGCTGGAAGCGATAGGCAGGCTTCTGCGTGTAGTTCGGGCGGCCGATGATGACCTTGCCGTCCGCGCTGCCCCACACGAGCAGCCCGAAGCGGCGAGCGTGCCGCGCGAGGTACGCGTAGGCGTTCTCGCCGGCTTGCGGCATCGCCTGGTCGACCTTGTACGCCTCGAGGTCGATCGGCGCCTGCGCCGAAAGCGTCGCGCCTGCAGCGGGCTTGCCCGTCACGAGCGAGCGCGCGGCGTCGCTGTTGACCGTGACGTCGGAGTCCGCGAAGCCGTACTTGCGCGTGATGGCCTTCACGACGTCGGCGAAGGTCATGCCCTCGATCGCGAGATCGGGCAGCGCGTCGCCGTGCACGAGGCCGTGCATGTGGTCGCGCACGACGACGAGGATCGTCGAGCCCGTCTTGCGCGCGACCTCGTACTGGACGTCGTAGATGCGCCCGGTGTGCTGCAGCGTCTGGCCCTTCGGCGTCACGAGGCGCAGCGCCACCTTTCGGCCTGGCGCCAGGCCCTTCGGCCCGAGGTTCGCGCGCACGCCACGGCTCGACGAGATGAGCGCGGCGCCGAAGTGGAACTCGCCGCCGGGCTGCAACAGGTCGCTCTGGACCGTGTAGTCGCTGAAGAAGTCGAACTGCACGCCGTCGACGTCGAGCAGGATGTAGCTCGCATTCGCGGCCTTCGTCGCTGCCATGTCAGAGCTTCCGCAGCACGGTCAGCGTCACGCCCGCGTCGATCGCGTTGGCGTCGTAGATGTCTGGATTGAGCGCGAGCACGTCGGCCACGTCGTTCTTCGTCGCGGTCGCGACCTGCGTCACGTTCGTCGGCGCGCCCGTCGTGTAGCCGGTGATCTCCTGCGAGCTGGTCACCGTCTCGGCGAGCGTCTGCGCGTTCGCCTTGAGCGTGCGCAGCGCGTTCAGCAGCGGCCAGTCGCTCGGGGATGCGACTTCCTGCAGCTCCTCGAGCAGCGCGTCGACCGCGCCGACCATCGCGGCGATCTGCTGCACCGGACGCGCGAGGTCGTCTTGCAGCATGTCGATCTGGCCGATGATGTTTGTGGTCCAGTTGGCGAAGCTCGAGATCGTCGAGCCATCGTCGTAGGTGAACGGCTGAAAAGGGTCTTTCGTCACCGCGGCGAGCGCGGCATCAGCATCGCTCGCGGAGCTGCCGACGGCACCCTTCGGCGCGTCCACCTTCAGGTTCGAGAACTGCGCGGCCGAGTCCTCCTCGAACGTGATCGTGACGTGCGCGCCGTCGACGAATTCGGTCGTGTTGTCTTCGTCGATGTCGATGCTCGCGAGCGGGATGCGCCCCAGCGTCGGGATGACGAGCGGGCCGCTGCGGGCTTCCTGCACGCGGTTGCGGAGCGTCGTGAGCGCGCCGGGCCATAGGTCGTTGGTGGCCGCAACGCCTTCGAGGCCGTTGACGTAGACCGCCACGATCGTGCCCGCGAGCCCCTCGCGCGACATGTGCTCGATGTCGACGCCGGGACGGAACGGGTAGACGTGCCGCGCCTTCGCCGTGCCCGTGTGGAGCTTCACCGAGACGACCGGAATCACGATGCCGTCGAAGCTGCCCTCTTCGAGCGTCTCGTAGATCGTGTCGGCCATGGGTCAGGTGCCTTCGGGCAGCGTGTACAGCTCGACCATCCATCGCCCATCGGTCGCGAGCCGCACGCGCGAGCGCCAGTCGAGCGGCGCGCCGATCGTGTAGTGCGCGGTGACGTCGGTGCCGCGGTCGAGCGCGCCTTGGATGACGCCGATGGCCTGCAGCCCGTCGGGCGTCGTCGTCAGCTGCGCGAGCCGCTGCGGGCCGGTGACGATGGGCCCGAACTCGCCCGAGACGGTCACGTATGCGACGCCGGGGATGATCGACTGCGCCGTGCCCGTGAACGCCGCCGTCGGCGCCTCTGTGGCCGGCGCCGTGCCGCCCGCGATCGCAGGGTCCAGCGCCGAGGCTGCCGCGTACCGCGCGCGCACGCCCGCAACGGCCGCGGACGCAGCTGCGTCGGCATCGCTGCGGGACGCGTAGAAGGCGCGGGAGAGGGGCACGTCAGATCCTTGGTTCGGTCTTGAACAGCGAGACGCCCTGCGATGCCGAGCGTGCGCGCTTGCCAAGCTCGTCGACGGAGTCCTTCGCCTTGTCGAGCGCCACCACGAGCGCCTCGAGCTTCTTCGTCGTCGGGTCGATCACGCCCTTGCCCGAGCCGTCGACCATCGTCGTCGACGAGCGCACGGCGCCCCAGCTGCCGCCGCCGATGTCGCCGCGGCCTGCGCGGGGACTGTGGCCGCCCATCGCCGCCATCGCTTCGGCTTCGGCGAGGCGCTGCGCGTTGGAACCCGCACGGCCGCCGACGGACACAGGGAACGCGTCGCCAAGCAACTGGTCGCGCTTGGCACTGCGCGACGGCACCATGGAGAAGCCGCCTTCGCTGCCGATGGCGTCCTGAATGAGCTTCGTGTCGCTCTTGGCGCCCTTCAGGTCGCCGAGCGTGTACGGCGCCGCAGGGTCGACGGTGTGCGCCAGCGAGTCGACGCCGTTTTTGCGAGCGTGGTTGATGATGGTGCCGATCATGAGGCCGGCGCCCGTGCCGAGCGCGGAGCCCACGACCGGCGCCGACGTCATGAGGCCGGCGAGCATCGACGTGCCGCCCGTCGCGCCGCCAGCACCCGCAGCACCGGCGCCAGCGCCCGGCAGCGGAAGATCGCCGCCACCGCCGCCCATGCCTGCGGGCCAGTTGGTCACGAAGACAGGCGTCGAGTTCGCGCTCTGGACCATGTTGCCGACGCTGCCGACGGCGCCGCCGAGCATGCGCCCAGCAGCTCCGGGAACGGTGTTGACGAGGCCGCCTGCGAGCCAGCGCGCCGCCGCCGGGATAGCGACGCCACCGAAGCCTTTGGCCATGCCGAGCGCGCCGGTGCCGGCGATCGCGGTCATCGCCGCGAGCGCGGGGTGCTTGCCAACGAAGTCGAGCAGGCTGCCGATCGCGTCGATGAAGCGCGGCATCGTGTCGACGATCTTGTCGATGAGCGGCCCAAGCTTCTCGGCGATCTTCTGCCGCATCGTCTCGAGCGAGTTCGCGAGCTGCACCGACTGCTCGCCGATGGCGGCAGACGCGTCCTTCTGCATCTCGCCGACGCTGGCGTTCTTGAGCGATGCGTCGCCGCCGAGCAGCGCGTTCATCGCGTCCATGCCCTTGCCGGCGATGGGATGCCCCTGCGCATCAGTGCCGCGCCCCTGGTAGGCATCGATCAGCGTCGCGATGGCCTTACCGCCGCGCGACGGGTCGAAAATCTTCGAGAGCTTCGTACGGTCGCCGCCAGTGGCCGCGATCACGCTGGTGATGATGTCCACGGGGTTGCGCGCGTTGCCGTGCTCGTCCTCGTAGTTCACGCCCATCGCTTCGATCTTGCCGCGCTTCTTCGTGAGCGCATCGAGCGCGCTGTCGAATGCGGTGCGCGCCATTGCGCCAGAGCCCGTCGAGCGACGAGCTTCGTTCGCGAAGCCGAGGAACCTGTCGCCGCCGCTCGCGATGTCGGGGCCGAAGCTCGCCAACATCTGCTCGGACTGCGCGACCATGTCCTTGGCGCGGAACACTCCGGTTTTGCCGACGAAGTGCATGCGCGCCATGAACGAGTCGATCGCGGTGTCGTTCATGCCGTGCGAGCCGAGGTTCGCGCGCATCTTGGCGATGTCGGCCGGGTCGGCGCCCATCGCGCGCGCCTGCGTGGCGATCTTGTCGAGGCTCGCGAGCGCAGACGCCCCGGAGCCCTTCTCGCTTGCGGCGTCGATCGCGCTCATGAGTTCCGTCTGCGAGTAGCCCGACGTGCGCGCGACATCCGCAAGCCGCGACTTGGCCGCGCCCTCGTTGAAGTTCGCATCGCCGAACGAGCCGCCAGCGGTGCGGGCCTCGATGGCCACCGAACGCATGCCGCGACTGATCGCCGCGCGCTCCTGGATGATGTCGCCGACGTCGTAGCCACGCGACACGCCCATGCCGTTGGCAACCTCTCGCACGCCTCGAGCCGCGAGCCCGTACGTGTAGCGCGCGGCGCTGCCGACGCCCTCGACGAGCCCGACCGCGGCGCCCTTGTAGAGCCGACGATCCTCGAATGCGCGGTCGCGGGCGTACTGGCGTGCGTCGCGCTCGCGCGAGCGCTGGTCGGCGTTCTGCCGCCGCACCTGCTCACGCATGCCGCGCTCTTGCGCCTGCTCGACCCAGCGCTGCAGCTCGCTCGCCTCGGCCTTCTCGGCTTTGGCGCGCATCTTCGCCTCGCGCTCGGTCGCCTTCGTCTTGGCGGCCTCGGCCTTCTCGTGCGCCTTGACCTCGGCGGAGAGCGCCTTCTCGACGGACTTCGCCGCCGACGTTGCCGAGCGCTCCTTTTCCTTCGCCGCGCGTTCCATCTCGCGCACGCGCTCGCGCGCCATGCGGATCTCGAACGTGCGGTTCAGCTCGCCGACCTTCTTCTGATGCGCCGCCTCGTCGTCGACCACGCGGCGCACGTCACGCGAGCCAGCACGCCGCGCCTGCACGCGCGTCGCCTCGACGCCTGCCGTGACGCGAGCTTCCTCGCGAGCCTGGTCGCGCGCAGCCTGCGAGACGGAGCGGATCGCCGAGATGGCTTCCGCCTGCCCGCGCACGCTGATGCGGTAGACAAGTTCGCGGTTGCTCATCGTCTCTTCAGCTTTCGGATGGCGTCACGCGCGCTCGGCTTTGGCGGCGCCTTCGACTCGCTCACGCGTTCGGCTTCTGCTCGTCGCTTGCTTCGGATGGACTCGACGGCTCGGAGGACTCCGAGGTAGTGGAGGACTTGGCCATCCGTAGTGCGAGCAGCTCCAACACCGTAGTAGTGATGAAGTCCTTCTGCGTGCGCGAATCGTACAGCACTAAAGGGTCAGCACTCGCCCTTTGGGCGATGGCTGAGAGCATGGCCTCGTAGCGTTCGTCGGTGAGCGTCGAGAACAGCGGGCCGACCTCGTCCTGAAACGCGTTGTACGCGCGCAGGAGCAGGGCGATCTCGTTCGTCGACAGCGTGCCGCGCAGCGTCCCGCTACCCGCCCAGCACTCGTCGGGCTTCTCAGGGTCGCGCAGTGCGAGCGCCAGGACTTCGATGTCGCGCGCGTCGGCGAGAATCTCGTCTCGCGTCGGCGCGCCCTTCGTCCCGTCGATCTTGCCGCACTGGTGGTCGGCGTAGATTTCGGCGTTCACCCGCGCGCGGTCGAGGTCCATCGCGGACAGGGCCCGGATGTGCACCACGATATCGCGCGGGCCCTTCGGCGTCTGCCGCGTGAAGGTGAAGTCTTTGCCGACCGTGTCGCCGAGCGAGAGAGCTTCGAGCTTCGCCATCAGAGGATCTTCAGCTGGCCCGTGACGCCCCAGTCGCAGGTCACGTTGCTCGACTCGCCCATGGAGTAGGACGCCTCGGCGACGATGCCCTGGACCTGCACGCGCAGGCCATCGGAGAGCACGGCCTGCAGCTTCACGATCTTCTGTCGAGCGACGAGGTCAGTGAGGTTGAGGCGCGTGCCGGACTTGAGCACGGCTTCGTTGACCGTGATCGTGCCGACGAGGGTGCCCTTGTGCGAGCCGCGAACGCCGCCGCGCAAGGTCTTGACGAGGCCGGAGCCGTTCGCCATCGACACTTTGCCGCTCGTGATCTCGGCGAGCGACTCGCCTCCCGCGATGATGTCGCCGCGGGCGAATTCCTCGAAGTCGTTGGCCATGCTGTGCTCCAAACGGCGACGGGCCCGCGCCGCCGATTGGCGGCCGAGCCCGTCATGTGGATGTGATGTGAGAGCGGACTACGGCGCAGCGACTACGAGAGCGCCTTGATCTGGCCCGAGAACTGGACGAACCACTTCGGCGGGTGAATCGGCATCGTGGCGTTCACGCGCCCCGGCGACGACGCGGCGAGGTTGAACGACCACGACGCGAGGTCGGTCGGCAGCGCGGTCGCGTCGATCCAGCCCTTGCGAGCCCACGACTGCGCGAGCCCGCTGCAGAAGCCCTTGATGCGCGCCGGGGTCGTGGTGCGCGGCGGCACCTCGTCGTCGCTGTCGAGCGGGTCGTCGATGAGGTTCAGGCCCGCGAACTCGCTCGGGACGCTCGTGAGCAGCTCTTCGGCGAACGCCTGCGGGACGGTCACGTTCGACGTGTCCAGCTGGCGCGTGTCGGGGTTGCCGCTCGCGTCCTGCGAGTGCGTCGTGATGCTGCGGACGATGTAGACGTGACCAGATGCGGTGACCTGCAGCGGCGTCAGCCCGACGTCGAGCGCGCTCGCGGCGCTGGTGTCGGTCATGTAGTTCGCCGCGTTCGACTGCGGCTGGACCACCGGGTAGAGGTCCGCGACGTCGATGTTCCACTTCGAGATGTTCACCGACGGCTGGTCTTCTTCGGCTGCTGCGCGCACCGCTGCGACCGCGCTCGCCACGACGATCGGAAGGTCCTCGGCGCCGGGGTGAAACACGCCCTGCATCAGACCTTCGTTGAGCGTCTGCACTTGCGTGGTCGCGGTGCCGAGCGACGACGTCGAGCAGTAGATCGCCTGTTCCTCGCGGTTGACCGTGGGGCCGACCTGCGCGAGCAGATGGACCTGAACGGCCTGCAGTCCGGTCGTGTCGGTCATCGCCACCGCGATGCGGTGGTAGAGCGACGCGGCAATCGTCGCGATCGCGGCCGTCAGGACTTCGGAGCCCGTGCCGCTGCCGAGCGTCGCCGCCGACAGCGTGACCGTTGTCGCAGTGACAGACGAGTCCATGTCGTAACGGAGCGTCACGGCGTTGCCGCGGGTGCCGTTGTGGCGATAGGTCACCGTCACGACCGCCGAAGCGGGCGACGCGGTGACGCACAGGCTCGACGCGAGGCCGTTGATGGCCGCCGAGACGTTCGCCGCGATGGTGATCGCGCTCTGGCCGCTCGTGATGCCGACCGTGACCTTCTGGCCGTGGATGTACAGGCGTAGGTCACCCGAGCCCGTCGCCGCGTTGGCGATCGTGATCGTCGCGGTCGCCTTCGCGCCGGACGGCTCGGGGATCGCGATCATGTACGCGTCGATGTCGGGCTGTAGCGTCAGCGCCGCCTTGTACCCGAGGTGAAGCTCCGAGCCGGGCCCGGCATAGGTCGACGCGTCGTCGATGCTCGTCGGATGCACGACCTGGCTTCCGGCCGTCATGGTGCCGGTGCCGGTCGTCATCTGGCCGAAGATCAGGACCTTCTTCTTGCGACCGCCCGCGCTCGCGGTGCCGGCGCCGAGCTGCACCTGCAGGAAGACGGCGGGGTACTTGTTCGCGCTCGAGACGCCGACGGCGCCAGTGCTAGCAGTGGGCATGTGCGTGCTCCGTCAGCTCAGGTGGATTCGATGGCGGCGACCGCGGCGGCGTGCGCGGCGAGCTCGCTCGCGGTGGCGGCGGCCTCGGCAGCGGCCTGCGCGACGCGCGCGGCCTTGTGCGCCTTGGTCGCCCGCATGAGGTCGAGGTCGCGCAGGGCGTTGGTCGCCTTGCCGTCCGCGGCGATCTCGACGCTCTCGAGGTAGTCGAGGTCGCCGTCGAGGATGGCGCGGCGGAAGAAGTGGTCGGACGTCTCGGTGACGACTTCGGGCTCGTCGCCTGCGAACGTCCACACCTCACGCGGAACGGCCTTGCCGCTCACGGGATCGATGACGGTGCCGTCGAAGCTGCGCAGCCAGCCAACGCGACGCTGCGGGACGCGGCCGATCGAGAACGGATCGAGCACCGTGCGCCCCGCAACGGGAGCGACGAGAAAGCCCTTGGGCATGGGAGACTCCTGCGACTACGGGGTCGCGATGTCGGTCGAGACGGTGAACTCGTCGCCGATGGCGCTCGCGCCCACGGTGTTGAGCTTCTGCGTCGAGGCGTTGGCGTCTTGGAACGGCCGTCCGCGCGCTGAGAAGCGCGTCGAGATGACCAGCTCGTACGTGTTGTACTCAGGCGACGATCGGACCTGTTTCCAGGACTCGAACATCACGGGCGCGCTGCCGACCTTGCCGCCGACAATGGCCGCGACGAGCGCGTCGCCGACCGCGTCCGCACTCGCGGCGCGTCGCTGCGTGTGGGCGAGCGATGACAGGTTCACGCGGATGCGGAAGCGCGCCATGCCGATGTGATGCCGCGACAGCCGGTCGCTCACCGTGCCCGATGCGCGCTCGATGTCGACGGACACGAGCATCGCGAGCACGCTGCCGAGGCCGCCAGACGCGTACGGGTCGGCGTCCGAGGGCATGCGGTCGATCTCGGTGAACGAGGTCAGGACCGCGGCGGCGTTCTGCGCGAAGTCGCTGGCCACCGTGCCGCTCGCAACGATGCCGGTCGGCGGCGTCTGCCAGGTGACCGGCGTGCCGGCGAGCACGGGGGCGAAGTTGTTGGCGGGCAGCGTCGGCGTGAGCGACATCAGCCGCACACGCACCGGCGTGCCGGCGATGTAGACGCGCGCGCCCTGGATGACGCGCACGAGACGGCCATCGGGCAGCGAGCCGAGCTGGCCACGATCGAGCGTCGTGCGGTCGACGGTGGACGTCGCCGTGACGATGCCCTGCACGGGGCCGAGCACGCAGTCGCTGGCCTTGTCGAGCACCTGCGCCGACAGCTCTGCGAACGGGCTCATTCGTGCTCGGCGAGGTGGCGATGAATCGCGTCGTCGATGGCATCGACGGACAGCTCCGAGATGTCGAGAAACGGGCGCGCAGGCATGCGTGGCGTGCCTGTCAGGTGGTATTCGGCGTAGTCCGGGCCTTCGGGGCCGACTTCGGCGCCGCTCTCGCTCACCTCTCGGTGTGCGCTGGCGAGCGTACGCAGCGTGCCTTCGCGCTGCAGGATCGGCCCCGGGCCGTAGCCCTTGCGTTCACGCTGAGCGAGCGTCGAGGGGGCCAGCGGCGCCCATCGTTTGCCCGCGTCGGACTCGCTGCGGAAGTTGCTGTCGATGGCGTCGGCCACAATGGTGACGGCCTTCGTCATCGCCGGGCGCAAGTTGCCGATCGCGCGCGTGAGCTCGCGATCGCTGCGTTCCGCGTCGGCAGTGTCGTAGGGCATCAGTAGCTGCCCGAGTTGAAGCCGCCACAGCCCGTCGACGGGTCGCCCACGAACGTGAACGGCTGCTGATTAGACGGCTGCGACGTTGCGACCTGGCCGCCGACGTTGGCGGGCGTGAGCGTCTTGGCGATGCGCTGCTGCGCGCTGCGGATCTCGGCGAGGTCCGCGCGTGCCTGCATGTAGTCGGCGAGGTAGGGCGAACGCTTGGGGTCTAGGTTGTACTCAGGCCGGCGCAGCATCGCGCCGTGCATCACGAAGATGCCGACGAGTTGCTTGACCGTGTCCGGGTATGGCGCCGCGAACGGCATTGAGGCGCCGTAGATGCCGAGCGCCAGGCGGTCGAACTCCGCCGAGCCCATACGGATGCCGTAGGCCACTGCGCCCGCGTCCGCCGCGCCCGTGCTCGACCCGTCCGAGGCGATGACGGAGAACGCCTGCGCGACGCGGTCCGCCCCGAACTGCTGCTCGAGGTCGTTCTGGTCGACGTAAGCGCTCATGTCAGGCTCAGATGGCGGCGAGTTCGTAGTGCGTGCCGAGGGTGAGTCCCTCGATTTCGTCGGCCGTGATGGGCTCGCCCGGCGCGATCATGCGTCGGCCCTTGCCCATGAGCGAGACGAGCGCGCGAGCCTCGTGCGGGCGCGCTGCGCCCTTCGCCTTGGACGCCTTCTGCGCGGCGTCGCGCTCGGATTCGAGCGACTTGTACGCGGCGAGTTCGTCGCGCAGCGTGCGGTTTTCGCGCTGCAGCTGCTCGATGGTGATGCGGAATGCAGTCTCCGCGTCCATCGAGAGCTGCGGCGCCTCGGCGGGCTTGGTGTCGTCGGCCATGTCGTGAACCTCCTAGTTCGTCGTCTGTTATCCGGTCTATCCGCTAGGAAATGACCGTATCGAGCAAAAATCCACGGTCATTCGCGACCACGAGGTCGGCGTCTGCGTGGCTGCCCTTCAGGATCGTGATGCCGCTCACACCGGGCACGAGGTCCACGGTGTCGGTGAAGACGAACTGGTTGTGGCGGATCGTCTTGGCGAAGCTCGGGTCCTGCTGCTTGCCGCCGGGGACGACGGTGAAGACAGCGAAGCCCTTGCCCCACAGGTAGTCGTAGGACGCGGTCGCGGCGCCGGGCACCGTGTCGTACTTGGCGTCGCCCACGAAGAGGTACTGCAGGCCGAGCATCTCGCGCAGTTCGTTGGCGCTCACGACGCGGTCCATCGCGCGCGTGCCGGCCGCCGCGATGACCTTCGGGTGCTTGCGCAGGTACTCGAAGACGATCTTCGAGCACGCGCCCGCGTTCGGGGTGCCCGCGACGTACTTCGACGCAGCCGCGGTGACGCGGATGTCCTGCACCGGGTCGGCGGTCGAGGTGGCCGCGCCGACGTCCCAACGGTTCGTCGACGACAGCGCTGTCGTACAGCTGGTGCCGTAGTTCGCGGCGGTCATGAACAGATCCGCGACGCGCTTCTCGCGGGCGCGCATGAGGTCGAACATGATCGCTTTGCGGTGCCAGTCGAAGAGGTCCGGCAGGCTGACCGCGTCCGCGATCTCCTTGTTGGCGATCTTCGCCATCTCGGCGTAGCCGGTCTCGAGGTAGGTCGTGGACGAGACGTCGATCGACATCTCGGCGGGGACGCCCTTCGGCCCGACCTTCAGGTCGGCGAGGCGGCTCGCGTCGCGGCGCGACTGCTTGGCGTAGCGGCGCTGAACGTTGCCCGGCAGCACCGGGCAGACGAAGTCCGCGATGTACGTCGAGCCGTCCGTGTATCCCACGGAGAAGTTCGGCAGGAACGGGACCGCAACGTCGCTCGAAGCGTAGTCGCGCTCGCGGAATCCCTTGTCCATGACGACGCCGCTCTTGAGCTGCATCTTCTCGATGCCGCCCATGTGCTCGGCGAAGCGCTGCGCCTCGAGGGAGGTGTACGCGGCGTGGATGTCGATATCGCGGTCGCTGCCTGCGAGCTCCGTCATGCGCGCGAGCGCGTGCATGTCGTTCGTCGAGGCGTGGGCGCGGGCGTAGAGTTCCGAGATGCGCATGGGTGTGCTCCGGGACCGCGCTTCGTGGCGCGGCAACGTGTGACAGACCCGAGAGCGCACGGCGCTCTAGTCGGGACTTGGACAGGTGTGAGATGGGGCTAGGCGGCGGTGTCGCAGGCGACGGCGCAGCACTCGCGCTCGGCGGCCACATCGGGCGCGCCGTGAGAGATCGCATCGTCGTAGGCGGCGAGCGCCTCGGTGTGACGACGCAGCAGGAACAGTGACCGGGCGCGGCCGAGCGACGCGCGCCACTCGCGAGCGCCAGGGATCAGCGTCTGCGAGACGACCGAGCCGCGCCGTGCGGTGACGATGGCGAAGGCCAGCGCGGCGTCGGCGTGCATGCCGAGCGCGGCGAACGCGTCGGCGCGCATGAAGTCGAGGTCAGGATGGGTGGCGCCGAGAATCACGGCGGTGTCGGCGGTGTCGAGCACGCCGAGCCAGTCATCGGCCAGTGTCTGCAGCATCGCGCGAGCGATCGCGAGGCGAGCGCAGCCCGTGGCGTGCATCGTCAGCGCCGGCCATGCGGCCTCGACGACGTCGCGGGCTTCGTCGATGCGGTGGACCGCAGCGAGCGCGACCGCCAGGTAGCCAGCGGCCTCGACGTCGTCGGGGTCGGTGGCGAGCCGGCGACGCAGTAGCGCCTCGTTGCGCGCGTCTTTGCCGAGCGCGTCGCGCACAGCCTGGATCGCGCCGTAGTGGACGACGCGGACGCGGAAGACGCCGCCTCGGCCGCCAGCTTCGCGCATGGCGGGCTCGAGCGACTCGTGCACGATGCCGCGGTAGCGCAGGTGAGGCGCGCGCCGCGTGAGCATCACGACCCAGTTCGGATCGCCACACCGTGCGGCGCCGCTCACCACGTCGGCGGGGGCGTCGTCTGGACACGTGGCTTCGTGCTTCTCGATCGCGCCAATGTCGATCCCGCGTGCGTCGAGCTTCTCGGCGGCCCGGCGCAGCTTCGCGGCTTCCCCGTCGGGGAAGACGTCGTCAGCGTCGACGAGTACGCACCAGTCGCCCGTGGCCGCGTCGAGTGACACGTTGCGGGCGGCGGCGAAGTCGTCGCGCCACGCCCACCGCACCACGCGAGCGCCGAAGCTCTCGGCGATCTCAATGGTGCGGTCGGTCGAGCCGGTGTCGACGACGACGAGCTCGTCAACGTGCTCGGCGAACGACGCAAGGCACCGCGCGAGCGATGCCTCTTCGTCGCGGACGATCATGCAAGCAGAGAGGCGCACGGCGGGCTCAGTCGTCGTCCACGATCTCCCAGTCGACCGTCGACGTGTCGGCGTTCGTGCTGGAGCTGATGACGAACGTACCGGCCGTGAGGCGCGACGCGCTCGGCACCGAGAGGTGGCCGATGGTGCCGCCCGTCGTGTTGTGAGTGACGTTGATTCGGCAGGTCGTGCCGCTGATGCGCACGCCGCTGACGGTGACGGTGCCGGCGACGAGCGTGGCCACGCCCGACTGGCGGCCTTCCGAGACGCGGTGCGGAGCGAGACGCACGGCGACGAGCGAGCCGTCAGCGGCGTCGTCCTGCGCGATGCCGAGCACGAACTGCGCGCCGTTCGTCTTGACGCCGGTGAACGTCGAGACCTGGCCGAGATGGCTCGAAGTCGTCGTGACGTAGACGCGGTCGCCCTTGGTGATCGCGCCGTTCGCGGTGCACACGGCGATGTCGCCGGACACGGCAATCACTTCGCCTTCGGCCGCCGCGGGGACGCCGCGCTGGGTGACGCCGACGATCTCCTTGATGACCGAGGAGAGGACCGGGATCTTCGCGCCGCGCGCCGTCGCCGCATCGGGGACGAGGACGATGTTGGCGCCGATGGCGGAGCCGGTGCCGTTGTAGAACTTGAGGTACCGCGTCTCGTCGACGAACGGCTTGTTGATGGGGTCAGCCATGGGCGTGCTCCGAACGCACCTCGGCCTGACCGCGCGCCCCTATGGGCGAACAGACAGGCTGTGCGTGTGTGATGAGAGGCGGCGCCTAGCGCCGACGTGTGGAGGTCAGACGATCAGGCGCGCGTGCCGTGAATGGCAAGCTCGAGCGCTTCGCTGCGCGAGATGGGAGAGCCGTTGCGAGCGCGGAGCGCCTGCAGCTCGGAGGCGGCGCGCTCGAGGTCGCTGTTGTCGGTCGCGGCGGTCTTGCCGGCGAGCGCGGTAGGCGCCTGCGACGCGACTCCGCCCGCGGTCGTGATGGGGGCGAACAGCGCGCCGCTGTCGAACGCCTTCAGGCCGTCGAGCGCCGCCTTGTAGTCCTCGGCGAAGCCCTTGGCGTCGTGCTTGCGGCGGACGAGCAGCGCCTTGCGCGCGCGCTCGTCGATCGCCAGGCCGTAGTCCTTCTGGCGCGCGAACAGCCAGTTGACCTCGCGCTCGGCCTCGGCGGCGTCGCGCTTATCGATCTCGGCTTCGAGCTGCCGCACGCGCGGGGCGAGCGCGTCACGCTCGGCGGACGCGAGCCGCAGGTCGGCCACTGCCTTCGCGGCAGTCGCGGCGTCGTCGCCGATGCCCAGCTCGCGCAGGTCGAAGACGGGCGCGGCCGGCGTCTGGATCTCGGCGGCGCGCTCGCTCACGATGGCGGGCGCTTCGACGATGACGGGCGCGAACTCGATGACAGGCTCCGCGGCAGGCGCAGCGGTGACAGCTTCGACGACGGCGGGCGCTTCGGTGG